ATTATGGACTGCAAGTCAAATTCAACCTCGTCCTACTGGTTCTGTATGGTTAAAAACTTCTACTGCAGGAAATGGTTTAAATATTAATTTATCAAAATATAATATTACAACAGGATCTTACTCTACTGTAAATGTACCTGTTTTCCGTGGAGAAGAGGCTGCAACAGCATCATTAGATAGTTCAGGTGGTGCATTAATTCCCAAAGACACTGTTTTTGCACAAACACAGGAATTATTTGCTACATCACGATCAATTGTTTTGCTGAAAAGACTAGCTACAGGAGCTACAGTAGTAACAGGTATAGTAGCATCACCTACTATTACTTCAGGAAATGAAATTAATGTGGTGGTCTCTATCCCTGGCGCTGGCCCATTTGGCTGGGATGATCCAATAGTATACACTTTTACCAATACTGGTACAACTCTGGATTCATTTATTACTGATTGGCAAGCGGCGCGTGTTCCTTATACAACTATTGCAAAAACGTCAGCAAATACAATTCAACTCACTCATACATTGGGTGGACAAATTATTATTAACACTAGAAATTCATCTACTGGTGTTGAATCTTCAATATTAACTGATTTGGGAATTGTTGCTGGTACAACTACTGGGGTTAAGCTATATGATTTCTGGCCATTTTTTAACAACAATGCCACTGTTACTAGTACTACTGGAGGTGGATCAGGTGCCGCTTTCAATGTAGTATCAACAAATTTTGCATATGTAGCTAATGGTGTATTTACCGGTGGTTCTGGATACAATATTGGGGATGAAGTTACAATATCAGGTAACCAATTGGCTGGAACTAGCCCAGCTAATGACTTAAGATTAACTGTAACTGCTGTTAACAGCGGGGCAATTACTGAGGTCGTAATTAAATCCGGTACACCAAAAAATTACAAGGTTGTACAACTTTCAAATTGGGTTCCGCTAGATTATGTTGCCAATGAGGGTGCACCAGTTGTAATGCCAGCAGATGGAAAACATTGGTTCTACAGCACACCGACTCAAGTTGACATTATGGTTAAAAAGGGCAATCAGTGGCTAGGTTACAGAAATGTTGCATTTGATGCCTCAGGTCATCCGGCTGGTTCAAACGGCGGCGCAGGACAAACTAACTCAACTGGTCCTATCATTTCACCAACAATGCCTAGTGCAACAACAGGTCAAGAAGATGGTACACCATTAGTATATGGTGACTTATGGATCGACTCCGGAGATCTAGAAAACTATCCAATGATTTATCGTTGGAAAGACGTAAGAGGTGTACCACAGTGGGTACTAATCGACAAGACTGACCAAGTTAGTGAAAACGGTATTATATTCGAAGATGCACGATGGTCAACTAATGGTTCTGTAGACCCAGTACAAGACCCGGTCCCAACAATTTCTAGTTTGCTAACTAGCAATTATTTAGATTTAGATGCACCTAATCCAGCACTGTATCCACAGGGTATGTTGTTATTCAATACACGCCGTTCGGGATACAATGTAAAACGTTTTGTAAAAGAACGCTTTACTGGTAAAGACTTCCCTAACGCAGGTGCATACAACCCATCAAACCCAGCAGTTAATGCAAACTTACCTTTAGTAAGTCATACATGGGTTAGTGCTAGTGGATTGAAAGCAGACGGTTCAGCATACATGGGTCGTAAGGCACAACGTGCTATGGTTGTGGCTGCATTGAAATCAGCTATTGGAACTAACCAAACAATACGTGAAGAAGACAACTTCTTTAACTTGATTGCGGCGCCAGGATATCCAGAGTTGATGCCTGATATGGTTGCACTAAACAATGACCGTCACAATACAGGTTATGTTGTAGGTGATACTCCATTGCGTTTAGCTGACCAAGCCACAGCATTGACAAATTGGGCAACTAATGCCGCATTTGCAACGTCTAGTGGTGAAGATGGTATGGTAACACGTGATAGCTATATGGGTGTATTCTATCCAAGTGGTATTACATCAGATTTATCTGGTTCTCCTGCTGTTGTTCCTGCAAGTCACCTGATGTTACGTGCATTATTACGTAATGATACTATTGCTTATCCTTGGTTAGCTCCAGCTGGTGTACGCCGTGGTAACATTGACAATGCTACAAACATTGGTTACTTAGACTCAGTTACTGGTGAATTCCAAGTAATTAAGAATCGTATGAGTATTCGTGATGTTCTTTACTCTAACCAAATCAACCCTATAGCGTTCTTCACGGGCGTTGGATTGTTGAACTATGGTAATAAGAATTCACAAGACACACAAAGTGCTATGGATCGTATTAACGTTGCTCGTTTAGTAGCTTATATTCGTGAACGTCTGCAAGTTGCGGCACGTCCGTTTTTATTCGAGCCAAACGATCAATTGACTCGTCAACAAATTGCAGGTGTTGTACAATCATTGTTTATCGACCTAGTTGCTAAACGTGGATTATATGACTACTTGGTAGTTTGTGACTCTACTAACAATACTCCTTCTCGCATTGATAGAAATGAATTGTGGATAGATATCGCTATCGAGCCTGTTAAGGCAGCAGAATTCATCTACATCCCAGTGCGTCTATTGAACACTGGGGCATTAGGTCAAGGCTAAAATACAACACCCCGGAAACGGGGAGTTTTTAAGATAAATAAATATATAGGAGATACAAAATGGCAATAGCCTCACAATCATTGTTCAACATGACAGTCGGAGCAGATAGCTCACCTAGTTCGCAAGGTTTGTTAATGCCGAAACTACAATATCGTTTCAGAGCATTATTCATTAACTTTGGTGTTGGTGGTTCTACACAAGAACTAACTAAACAAGTTATGGATATTCAACGTCCAAGTCTTACTTTTGACGAAACTACAATCGATATCTATAACAGTAAAATTTACTTAGCCGGTAAACATACTTGGGCAGAAACACAAATTAACTTGCGTGATGATGCAGGTGGTAATGTTTCTAAATTAGTAGGTCAACAATTACAAAAGCAGTTCGACTTTGTAGAACAAGCATCTGCCGCAACTGGTGGAGATTACAAATTTCAAATTAGTTATGAAGTATTAGATGGTGGTAATGGTACACTAGTTCCTAATGTTTTAGAGACATGGGAAATGTATGGATGTTTTATTAAGGCAGCTAACTACAACAACATGGACTATAAGAGTAACGAACCAGTAACTATTCAACTATCAATTCGCTTTGATAATGCGGTTCAGTCTCCATTGTCTAGTGGTGTTGGTACTTCAGTTGGCCGTGCTTTAGGATCTACTTCGGTTACTGGCATCGGCTAATCAAAATGGCTGACGTTATCAAGTCTTTATTGACTGATGTAGCTAAAGGATTCTTTGGAAATGACTACTTGCGTGACTACACTCACGCAAGTAAAACCTTTAGGCCTAATAATTATGCTTACGCTCCTAAGTTTAAGCATTTATTCCACGTATACTTTGATATCAATACTGACCAGATACCTGCATCAAAATCTTGGCCTACATTAGCAGAAGATAAAAACTTTGGACTTACAGTTAAAACTGTACAACTACCCAAATATAGTTTTGACCTACATACATTAAATCAGTATAATCGTAAACGTATTGTTCAAACTAAAATTAGATATGATCCAATATCAATTACATTCCACGATGATAACAAAGATTTAGTAAGAAAACTGTGGCACACTTACTATACGTATTACTATAAGGACGCCGCAACCCCTGATATGAATCCTGGTATTACTAGTGGTAGAGATATATATGACCCGGTAACATCAACTGGACATGACTGGGGATATATTGGTGAAGGTACTAAACCCGCAACAGGGAATGTTATCGGCTCGTCAAAGCCATCGTTCTTTAGAACCATCAATGTATACGGCTTCAACCAACATAACTTTTCATTGTATACATATGTAAACCCTATAATTGAAAGTTTTAGCCACGATACTTATAGTTATGCTGAATCAGGAACCATGGAGCACAGCATGAGTATTCAGTATGAAACTGTTAAATATTATTCAGGTGCAATCAATGGTAGAAGTCCCGGTGAAATTGTTAAACAGTTTGGTGACGTGGCACACTATGACAGAACATTAAGCCCTATTGCAATGCCTGGTACAAACGCTTCTATATTGGGACCAAATGGATTACTAGATACTGCAACTGGCATTATCGATGACCTGACTCCAGATGCTAATGGCAACATTAATATTCTAGGTGCTATAAGGTCCGGTGGTTCTTTATTAAATACCTTTAAGAACCCTAAGAGTTTAATAAATGCTGCCAAATCAGATGCACTAGGACTTGCGGCAGATACTATTAGGGGAACACCTAATAGAAATACATTGTTTAACTTTCCAGCAGCCTCTACCTCAGTCGTTACGCAAACTAATGATGCATTAGGAACACTATTTAAGGGTGTTGCGAAAAAGCCTCAAGTACCACCTGGTACTTAATAAATACACAAAGGGTATTTATATGGCACGAATAATCGACGGACCTCAAACACAGTTAGACAAAACAGTAAGAGTTTTTGATAGTTTTTACAACTACGAAGATTCTATTAGTGCGGATATATACGATATCGTTAATTCGTATTTCAAATCAGTTTGTGCTACTACCAATATAGCAAATAACTTTACGACAATGCTATTTAGAATTGTCAGTATCACTGGCCAGGATGCAATGACGTTATTAGCTAATATTCAGGGAAATACCAAACTTGAAACTACTGCACTGATGGCATATTATTTAAACAGCTTAAAAAGTAAAACAACTCTATATGGAGTTAGTGTGGTGCCCGCGCCTAATGAAACCGTACAAAGAAATATAGTTACGTAATGGCTAAGTTTGCGCAAGGTATATATGAGGTTCGTAACCCTGAAAAGTACATGGGTAATCATAAACCTCGTTATCGCAGTGGTTGGGAATTTACATTCATGACCTTTTGCGACAACAATAAAAGTGTACTTAAGTGGGCTAGTGAATCGATTGCAATTCCCTATATGAACCCCATCACCGGGAAACGAGCTAACTATATCCCTGATTTTTTCATTGTATACGAAAATAAATTCGGCAAGCAAGTTGCTGAAATGGTTGAAATTAAGCCAAAAAAACAAAGCCTAATTGAGAGTAGGGTCGCTAGTGCTAGAGACCGTGCAGTAGTGGCAGTAAATCACGCTAAATGGGCGGCTGCAAGAGCCTATTGCATACATAATCGTTTTACATTCCGTGTCATCACCGAGGATGACCTTTTTCATAACGGCAGACGTAAGTAATAAATACTACTATAATAGGATTATAGTATGACTAAAAAATTGTCTGAGTTATTTGAACTCCCTGCTGACGATACAGATTTAAATGAACATGCAATTGAAAATGCAGAAGCCACTATTGTTACGCAAGAGGCATACGATACTCTAACAAAGATTGAAAATGCATTACCCCAAGTTCGTGGCTTAGAAGCAAGCGACACTGAAATGGATACTCTAGCACAATTAGCTACTGATAGTTATAAAGACTTGATGGATCTAGGTATGCAAGTTGATAGTAGATTTGCTAGTGAAATATTCAATAGTGCAAGTAGTATGCTAGGTCACGCTATTACTGCCAAGACAGCCAAGATTAATAAAAAGTTAAAAATGCTTGATTTACAGCTTAAAAAAGCTGGATTGGATCAAAAGATTGCAGGCAAGACAGAAGAAATTGAAAATACTCCGTTGGGTGAGGGTAGTTTAGTTGATAGGAACGAATTGCTTAAACAGATCCTAGCTAAAAAATCGTGATATTGATAAATATATTATAGGAATAATACAATGAAAAGCCTTCGACATTA